GCATCGGCCGCATTGACCGGGCCAGTCCGTTTAACGGCAGTCGGGGCGCGTTTTGAGACAGCCGCAAATTTGGCGATGTGAGCGTTTAATCGTTGTGCGTACAGGGTTGGGTACTCGGCTTCGTTTTTAATCGAACCTGACGCGATCTGGCGCGTTTGAGGGTGCATTTCTTCTGGCAGGCAAGCCCTTGCTCGATCCGGCCATGCCGAATTCTGCGGATTTGACATGCAGTATTCGGCCACTTTCAGTTCAGCCGCCTTTTCACGCAGCTTTGCGGTGATGGCATTCCAGTCGTGCGGGTCAGTCCCAAAATGGAACCTGCAAATAAGGGAACCTGATGACTCAATTCCTGCGGTAGCTGGGCAGTTCGTTGCAACACACCGCCAGTTTTTTGCGGATTGAGCCGGAGTTTCCTCATCGGCAAAACGGGAAAAGGCTTTCATCGGTGGTATCTCCCTTCGACAGTCTTTGCAAAATTCGTGGGCCGCATCAGCCACTCCAGGTCGGCAATGAACGGCGCACGGTTCGTGGAATCAACCCTGCCCGTCAGGAATTTGCTCGTCCCTACGTGCTGAAAAAACTCGCGGAAGAACTCTAGCCCCTCGTCTTGCGTTGAGAACTTCGCTCGGCAATCCCGCCATCGCTGGCGGATCAGCCCATCCCGCGTTGCGTTGCGAACGAGAACCCTTGGTGCAGATTGCAGGGTCTGGTGGTACAGGTCGATGATTTTCTCGATTGGACAGGCCAACACGTCCTCGGGTGGCGAGGACACTGTTGCTTTAGCAACAGAATCTTTTATATGGTTCTTGGTTCTTGGTTCTTGGTTCTTGGTTGGTTGAACGTCCGTTAAAATCTCGTTCAACGGTTGCTCAACGTCCGTTGAACGTCCGTTCATTCTGCGCTGCACAGAAGCCCTTCCAGCCCTTGCCGCCTGCTCTTGCTTGACCTTGAATTTCTCAATTTCAGCGTCGGCCCTGGCGTTGCACCACCCGGTTTCCGTTTTCTCGAAATACGTATTCAACACGTATTCCACGGCGTCCAAGTGATCGCGCATTCCGATCAACCGCGCAACGTCCGTTGAACATCCGTTGAACGGTCGTTCAGCGAGATAGTAGGCGTCCAGCATCCGGCGATACGCCAAATCCTCAAACAAATCGAGGTGGCGCGTATGCGCGGAGTAGTCGCCTATGTGGAATGGGTAGAAGTTCACACAATCCTCCAAATCCGCTCAGATCGGCCCGATCGCGTTTTCCTGCGCTCGTCCGTAGGCTCTGCTAGTCCAGCGTCTTGCAGTTCCGGCAACCGCTTTCTGACCGCGTAGGCATCCATGCCGATCCATTCACCAATCTCCTCTGCCCCGGCTTCACGTATTAGACGCAGGCAATTGAGTACGGCAGCAGCTTGATACGTTGCCGCTCGTTGCATTGAAGCCCCCGCGTCGTGGCTGGTCTGCGGGTCTAGTCTTCGGCTTTTTGCAATGCCCATTGCGTCACCTCAAAGTAAGTAACCCGTCCCAGTTTCTTTGCAGACAACTTTTTGTCTGCCATCAACAGATTGAGAGAATCCCTGACCGGCGTCTTTGTAAATCCGCAAGCCTTGCAAACTTCAACGCAAGACATTGGCCGGTTGCTTTGCAGTAAAACGCTCATCACGGCATCAATGATCCGTCCAGTCGGGCCGCTCCGCTTGTCTGTCGTATCCGGCGATGCGTCGTGAAATTTCCTGACCACGCTGGATTTCAGGTCTTTCATTTTCAGACCTGGCGCCGTGTTTGGAATGTCACTTGAGGGCGGCCAAAGCATCTGCTCTCCTGTCGGCTGGTAGATCGGCAACGAGAACCCCGTCACTTGCAATCTGTAGTTGATACTGCGTCATCAGTGGAATCTTCTTCCAGTGCCAAACAGCACTGCCGCCAAGGCCCAAGACCCTAGCAATCTCCGCTTTTGATCCAAAGAACTGCACTGCTTCTTCTATCTTCATATCATCTCCTTTCGCAAAAATTCTATCCGCCTCAAAAATCTGCGTGTTGCGTTCCTGCAACGTGCCGAATATTCACGTTGACGCTACGTTATGCGTGGCACATGATTCGTTCATCGCAACGCACTACGGAGAAACGAATGAATCGTATGCCCTGCTCTGCCACTGCCGCCGAAATCGCCTATGACGGTGGCGGCGACGACACCCGCACCGAGGCCGAGATTGCGGCCGAAGCCAGCGAATACGTCACGGCCGTGGCTTTCAATGCTCGGCTCGAACACAACCAGGTCGCGCTCGACGTTTTGACCGAAATTGTGAACGAGTCGTTCGGCCTGCGTATCAAGGACATCGTGTCCGAGACCGCTGCACAAATCCACTACGGCCGCGCCGATACAGATGAAGCCGCGCGCCGCATCGCCGCGATTGCGGTTGAGATGGTCGAAGACGCGGCCCGCGATATGGCCGTCAACGGGTTTTGAGGAGGCGGCATGAAGCACACACCTGGGCCGTGGGGCTATTTCTGCCACCACACAGAGGGGTCATGGCACATCGGCGCAAACCCAACCACCTATGCAAAAGGCGATCCGACGATCGCCAATCTCGGACAAATCGGAGATCAGGAGGCAAACGCCCGCCTTATCGCCGCCGCGCCGGAGATGCTAGAGGCGTTGCGCGGACTGCTATCTGAAACCGAAGATGGCATCGCCACTTGCCCGCTGACGCGCATCCGCGCCCGCGCCGCCATTGCCAAAGCGGAGGGCGCATGAGTCCCGCTTTCATCGCGTTGAGTGCTGCGGCATCGGCTTATGTCGAGGCTCGCAACGTTCAATATGCCGCAGAGCATCTGCACCGGATCAGACTTCTATCCCGTGCGCCCGGTTCTGTCATCAACGCTGCGCTGGAAGAATGGAATTTGGCAACGGCAGCGGCAGGCGAGGCGTATCACAATCTGTCGCAGGCAACGCTGGTTGCACAAAGGGCAGTCGCTGCCGCAAGTGTTCCGCATCCCGCTGAGTCGCGGTTGCCGTTTGTTGTTGAAATGGCGTCATACGCTCGCCAAGCTGAAATGAAGCGCCGGTTTGAGGAGGACTGCGGATGAAAGTTGATTGGGTTTCAAGAACGGTCAAAGGAAAAAAAATGTGGATGGCAAGTTGCTCTTGTGTGATTGATGATGAGCAATGGCATTTTTCTGACTTTTACGACAACCGTTCTCATGAAACAGAGCAAGCCTTTTTGATAATGGCAACCCGCGCATTTGATTTTGCCAAGAGGAACAAATGAAACTGGCATGGGCATGTCTCGGCGCGGCAGTCGTTACTCCTGCGGTTTGGATTTGGGCCAGCCTCGTTTGCTCAAACGATGCGCGTATGAAACGTGATGCCGACCGTAAAGCGCACATTGAGGAATGCGCAAAGCAGAATGCCGTTGCCGTCCAGGTGCTAAACAGCGGCACAGTGTCTTGTGTTCAAGGTTCTAACAGGAAAGCCAAATGAAATTCTTCCGGCAGCATGTTGCGGAAATGCAACGCATCGTATTTTTTGCTGGTGAGTTTGATGGAGATACGTTTATCGTTAGAAACAAGTTTGTTTCTGTTCCAGATGGGCAAGAAATCAAACGGCCGTCAAGGTGGAAATATGAACCAATCGTTGTCAACGTCGATGTGTCAAAAGTATGGCAATTCGGACGATCAATTGAGTGAAGAAGATCGCGCTGAATACGAAGAATGGCTTAATCGTTTGCGCCAGGTGGCGCATGAGGGAACAGAATGAAGGTCTACCAAGCAATCAACAAAGTGCAGGCCGATATTTCTAAGGAAGGCATCGGCAAAGATCGAAAGAATGAGCAGCAGGGCTATAAGTTCCGGGGCATCGACGACGTTTACAACGCACTCGCCCCGATGCTGGCGAAGCACGGCCTTTGCATTTTGCCCCGCGTTACTTCGCGTGAAGTTGTCGAGCGCACGAACGCAAAGGGAACCGCGCTGTTCTACGTGACCGTGGGCGCTGAATTTGACTTTGTGTGTGCCGAGGACGGATCAAAGCACACCGTTGTCACCTACGGCGAAGCGATGGACAGCGGCGACAAGGCCACAAACAAGGCCATGTCAGCAGCCTACAAGTACGCTTGTATGCAGGCTTTCAGTATTCCGACCGAAGGCGACAACGATGCCGACTCAACTACGCACGAGGTGCGCGGCCGCGACGAACAGCCCGACCCGTTCACGCATGACCCCGTCACTGTTGGCCGGTTGAAGTCTGCAAAAACCGTTGACGAACTCGCCGCCGCGTGGCGTGACATTCCGGTCAACCTGCGGGCGCGGTATTCGGCGGTTAAGGATGGGCGCAAGAAAGAATTGGAGGCGCAATGAGTCGCACCTGTAGCGCAAGCCGCCATGCCGTAATCATTGCAACGCAAATCGAGCGCGGCGAAAAGATTGAAGACCCGGAACACGCGGCAGAGTCAATCCGCGCAACTGTGGATGCTCTTTGGAAAGCGCGGGCGGAAAACAATGAACTGCAAGAAAAGTTGTGCTGGGCTTTGAACTCTTATGGTCGGTTGCTTGCGTCAGGCAATGACCCAGCCCTAGACGCCAAAGCGGAGGGCAAATGATCCCGCAGCAATCAAGCGCATGGGTACGGCAACGCATCGGCTGGCTTACTGCTAGTCGTATGAAAGACGTTCTTGCCGTACTCAAAAGCGGTCAACCGTCAGAGTCTCGCCGCCGGTACATGATGGAGATTCTTACCGAGAGGGCAACAGACCTTGCATTCGAGCACTACGTTAATCCTGCAATGCAGTGGGGAATAGATCACGAAGATGAGGCAGTGGCGGAGTACGAAGCCCGCAGTGGGTTGTTCACCGACCCCATTGGTTTCTGCCCCCATCCGAGCATTGAGTTCTTTGGGGCAACCCCTGATCGTCTGGTCGGCGCCGAAGGGCTGGTAGAAATCAAATGCCCCACCACGGCAACGTACATGGGTTGGGTGCTTGCAGGAGAAGTTCCGCCAGAACACAAACCGCAAATGCTGGCACAGTTGTCTTGTACCCGCAGGAAATGGGTGGACTTTGTTGCATACGATCCTCGCATCACAAACGAAGCAAGCCGCATGTTCATTCGCAGGTTTCAGCCAGACCCGGAAGAAATCACCGCCATTGAAAACGCGGCGGTGCAGTTCCTGGAAGAAGTAGACGATGCTTTTCAACTGTTCATTCAACGGAGCGAGTAATGGGAATCAAGTACGAAGTCACTGCAACCACCGGCACCTATACCACGGCTGATGGCACGCAAAAGAAACGCTACGCAAAGATCGGAGTCGTGCTTGATACCAAGAACGGGCCTGCCCTCAAGCTGGAAACAATTCCGGTCGGTTGGGATGGGTTTGCCTATCTGAATGATCCGCAGCCGAAGAAAGACAAAGGCGTTGCTGGCATGACTGATGACGCGCCTTTCTGATGTCCATTAAACGCCACCTAAGCCGCGTTGAAAGTTGAGGGTGTAATGCGTGATCCGTTCCTAATCACAGAGCCAACGTGCATAAGCTTTAGCGGCGGCAGAACTAGCGCCTACATGCTATGGCGTGTGCTGCAAAGCAATGGCGGGCTTCCGTCTGATGCCGTTGTTTGCTTTGCCAACACCGGGAAAGAAGATGAAGCAACGTTGCGGTTTGTGCGCGATTGCTCTGTGAACTGGAACGTCCCTATTGTCTGGATTGAATATCGGACAGATGGCGATGGGTGGACAGCAGTCACGTTTGAAACTGCCAGCCGCAATGGCGAGCCATTTGAGGCGTTGATCCGCAAGCGAAATTACCTGCCAAATCCGGTGGCAAGGTTTTGCACGGTAGAGCTAAAGATTCTGCGCATTGCAGATTACATGTGGCACTTGGGCCATGAAGAATTTGATGTGCTGATTGGCATACGGGCGGACGAACCCAAACGTGTTGCAACCGTTCGCGCCAATCCAAGCGGAGGAACTAGAGGTATTGAGCGGAGGATGCCTTTGGCAGATGCTGGCGTTACGCGTGGCGAAGTGTCTTGGTTCTGGAAATCGCAACCGTTTGATCTTGACCTGCCAAATGTAAACGGCGTGACGATGCACGGCAATTGCGATCTATGCTTTTTGAAGCATCCATCCATCGTAATGAGTTTGATTGCGGAGAAACCTTCTCGGGCAGACTGGTGGATCAAGCAGGAGTCAAGCATCACGAACGCAAAGATCAAAGACGGTGGCACATTCCGTAGCGACCGCCCCAGCTACGCGCAGATGCTTGCCTACTCGCAAAAACAGATTGATGCATTCGGCCATGATGATGGAATCCAGTGCATCGGGTGTACCGACTAATGTCCATTAAGCGTCACCTAAGCCGCGTTGCCGAGCGCGGCTGCTCTCTTTGCCTGCACTTGGGTCTAGGCGCAACGCCAGGGGAAATCCATCATCTCCGAGAGGATCAAGGCATGGCGCAGCGTGGCAGCGATGCCCTAGCAATCTGCGCTTGCCCAGAGCATCACAGAGGAACGCACGGCATCCACGGCGACAAATCAGCGTGGCGGAATGCGCGGTATTCCGAGATGGACGCGCTAGCAGACACAATCACGGCGTTGTATATCCGCAACGGTTAGATTGACTGCGGCAGTTGGCTGGCTTACCTTGCAGTCTTTGACGGAGGAATGATGAATGACTTTGAATGCTTGCCAGTCGGCACGGCTGCGCGGCTGAAAGAACTTGAGGCCGAGCGCGATAACGCTTGCGAACTTGTTGCGCAAATGCATCATGCCGCCACTGGTTACATGCAAGGCCCAATTCGTGGCGTTGTTGAGGACATTGCGGACTTGAAAACCGAGCGAGATCAACTGCTCGCAGAGGTCAAGCGGCTGCGGTCGCAGCAGGCCGAGTCGATGTCAGGTGTCAAGGATTCCTTGACAGCTCAGGCCGAGCCGGTGGCGTGTCATTGGCATCAAGACGGCGATTCAGAATCCGACATGTGGGCCGCTGGGTGCGGACGGCATCGGTATTTCACGCTCAACGAAGGAACGCCAACCGAAAACGACATGACGCATTGCTGCTTCTGCGGAAAGACACTGGTCGAGGTGCCGATTGAGGAGGTCAGCGATGAGTGACCCGAGAACCGTCGAACTCATTACTGAGTGCCGAGACGCGCTGGCAGAGGAACTGAGTGCGTGGGACATTGACCCGCCGCTACATCACGTTAAGCAGGCGCACGACAAGTGCGTTGCATGGCTGTCCGATCACGCACTAGCGCAGCAGGCCGAGCCGGTACGAGAGTGGCAGGGGCTGACGGAGGAGGAAAGGCACCGCCTGTACCGTCGCGCAGGACTAGAGGCGTATTACCCGCGCGACGGCGTTGTGCAGTACGAATACGAGCGTCGGCTTGATGCATATACCCGCGCCATCGAGGCCGCGCTAAAGGAGAAGAATCATGGATAAGAAAGGCGGACAGGCTTTCCCGCGCACTGGGTTCCATAAAGAGCAAGATGGCATGACCCTGCGCGATTACTTTGCGGCGAAGGCGATGCAGGCGCTTATCGCAAAAGGCATGGATAACCCAAACAACCGAAACGCAAAGGGCGTGCCAGTCATTGCGAACTTCTCGTATGAGTACGCCGACGCCATGCTGGCAGAGAGGAACAAATGAACCGCGAGCAGATCATCCGCATGGCGCGGGAGGCTGGAATGCAGCCGTACTACGACGCGCAGTCGCCAGCTATTGAACGCTTCGCCGCCCTTGTTGCCGCAGCAGAGCGGGAGGTGTGTGCGAAGATTGCAGAATCTTGGGCGACAGAAGAAACGGAGATCACATGCGAAAACATTTCCCGCGCCATCCGCCGCCATCCGTGCAAGGGGGCAAGAATGACTGACGCCGAAATCGACAACCTTTGGCTTGAAGCGTTCAAAGCATCGAGCGATGACGGAAAAGTGCGCCAACGGTTTGCGGAACTGTGCTACCAAAAGGGGGCGGCAGAGATGAAGGTGCGGCGCGACCTGTCGAAAGACTGGGATGAGGATACTCGTCCGGCTTGACTGCGTAGCGGAAGGGCTTAACAGCGCCACCTTTAACCGCGCAGCGGGCGGAACGCAGAGTTAGGCGTTGCCACCGGCGCGTGACCCAAGCCAGCGAACAAAGGAACAAGACATGGAAGTCAAATTTATTCTTATCGACAGAAGCGACGGGTATCACACTTACGTCGGCAAGTACGACTCAAAAGAGAAGATGCTTTCCGACGCGCAGCATCGACAGGTCTCGGAGATTGAGGTGTATGAGGTGGCCCGAAAGGTCAAACTCACAACAACACCTGCCGTTGTGGAAGAAGACGCCTAACGTTCGAGCTAACTTGCCCGCCACGCGGGCGCACAAGGAGTGACGATGGAAGCTGACAAGGTGGAGAACTGCGACGCCGTGGCGGGTCAAGTTGAGCGAAGTGTTAGGCCGCAGACGCACGACTACACACGCCGCACCTGGGGCCACGACTACAGCACGACCGCAGTGATTGACGGCGGGATGCGCCTGCGCATGGCTGGGTGGGGAGCAGGCATCAAGCCCGGCGACTACCTGATTCTGCCGAACGGCCGCGACACGACGCGCTATCAGGTGGAGAAGATCGACTACCGCATAGACCCGCCCGATATGTGGTTCGCAGAAGCGGTGTTCGCGCCGCGACAGGCTGTTTCTGCGGCTTAACTTGATTTAGACCGCGTAGCGGGCGGCGGAACTCAGCCCGCACATCAGGAGTCAATCATGCAGGAATACAACTACGAAGACCGTCCCGAGCCAGTGGATTCCGAAGTCATCGAAATCACCGAAGAAACGCTGGAGAAGGTCGGCGGCGGCACGGTCGGCATCTGGTTCTACTAGCACAAAGGGGGCTTCGGCCCCCTAAACCTTGAACGTCTCCACGCCCCACTCTACCTCGCCGCCATCCTCGTCAATCACACGAACCAAGGTCGGCGTTAGCATTCGCCCCCGCTTGTAGCGAATGATTGCAAAGCCACTGCGCCAATTAACCGGCGCGTCTTCGGTGTATGCAAACTGTGGGCCGTACGGCTGGGCCAATGTTCCACAATCAACACCCCATCGCGTGCCGTTGTAATCGCTTATCGGGTAGACCTTCTGACTGTGCAGGTGCCCAGTGACAATCGAGCGCCCAGCCCACAACGTATTATTGTGCGGCGCATGAATTCCAGATTTCCAGCGGTGTTTGATAACAAGATCATCGTTCACAAACAGAGAGACGCACGGTGCCCACATCGGGAAATGATCCTTGAGCGTCGTGCCCTTGACACCGTTATATTCGGCGGCGTTGTTGGCCAAGAACGACTCGAACCTTGCGTCGTGGTTTCCAATCGTCCAGAAAAGATTTTTTGTGCGGGCGGCAGACTCAATCGCGTTAAGCCTCGCCTCGCAGGTTTTCAGTTCCTGCACGACAGACGGCCGATCTTCAAACCGCATCATCGGGTGCCGGGAAATTGACGCCCCATCGAATACATCGCCGTTCAGAATGACGGCAGTTGTCCGCAGTTCCTCGCAGAACCGAATGAAGGCGCGGTAGGCCGTGGATTCGATACCCGGCCAGAAGTGCGCATCCGAGCCGACGATAAGATAGCCGTCGTCCAGGTTGAGATGCTTTCGGCCGTGAA